TACATAATACAACGAAAAAAATTTTAGCAAAAATTTAGCCTTTTTTATTTTCGCGCTTGACGCTATCCACGTAGTCCTTGAGGCTGAGGTCGACCCTGTCTGATTTTCGCGTGCCCCCTTGACTGAGGAAATCCGCGAGCAAATCGGCAAATTGATTGGGGCTGAGCCCGTGTGACAACACACGCAACAAGCGCGAAATCCTTCTCTTCATTTGCGCGGTTGATAATACTCGGTGATGACCCATAGGCTTTGCTGTTTGTGCGAGGGGGCACGCCGAGTGAGGTCAGCGTTTCAAAGCCCCCTCTCTTACAGGAGACACCCGCGAAGCGGGATAATAGAATGGTATCATAACACCCCTTGTTAATACAAGGGCTCTATGTTATAATTTTTTCTACATGGATAAAAATAAACCATTGACAGGTAGGCAGGAGTTATTCTGCCAGGAATACATCAAGGACCTCAACTCAAAGGCAGCGGCGAAACGCGCGGGCTACTCAGACAAAGTGGCAGACGCCAAGTCGTACCAGTTCTTGCGCATGGAGCGTATCAAGAATAGAATTGCGGAACTCAAGAAAGATTCAATGCGTAGGCTCCAGCTTGACGCGGATGATATCTTGCGCCGATTAGTTCGTATTGCAGATGCCACTGAACAAGAAGGGGACTACAATGCGGCAATTCGAAGCCTCGAGCTTTTAGGTAAACATAAAGCACTGTGGACAGAAAAGACTATTAATGAGACAACCATTATGAATGCATTTGCATCAGGTAACTCAGAAGAAGATATCCAGCGTGACGTGGAGCGATTAAAAAGAATCGCGACACCCAAACTTAAAGTAGTATCAGGAGACAAAAAGAAATGATTTTAACACCAAGGTTAGAGCTGTACACAGGACAAGATGTGGATACTTATTCTCAAATAGTTTTGTGGGGCGGCGTTGCTTACATCACAGACTAATTCCCAAGTCACTGTTGAAGATAGAGATGCGGCAACCAGGTTAGCCGTCAAACAAGCACGTGAGGATTTACTAGCATTTATTATGCTAATGAATCCTAGCTTCAATGTGGGACCCCATCACCGTTTACTATGTGACGAGCTGATGAATTTAGAGCGCGGCGAAACCGACCGACTCATGGTATTCGTATCTCCGCGTTCCTCTAAGTCGCTTATTACTTCTACTTATTTTCCAGCATGGGCGCTGGGGCGTAATCCTTATTGGCAAGAGATTGCGGTGTCTCACTCAGATGACTTAGCCACTAAGTTTGGTAGAGCAATCCGAGATATTATTAATACAACAGCATACAATACTATCTTTCCAAAGGTACGAATCAAAAAAGATAACCGTGCGGCGAACTCATGGGCGCTTGAAGAGAGCGGAAAAATAGCTGGCAGCTTCTTGGCTGCAGGTTCAGGCTCTGGTATCGCAGGTTTTGGTGCGCACTTAGCGGTGATTGATGATCCTATATCAGAACAAGACGCGTATTCTAAGACAAGAAGAGAACAATTAAACGAATGGTATGCTTCTGGTTTACGAACACGACTCATGCCAGGCGGAAAAGTGGTGCTTGTGATGACAAGATGGCACGAAAATGACTTAGCGGGGCACTTGTTACAGCAACAAGAGTCTTCACCCCTTGCAGATAAGTGGGATGTGGTACGAATTCCTGCGTTAAACACGGCAGAATCGGTAGCACAGCTGTCAACAGCGCGCGCTGAACTAATTGAACAAGGATATTTATCAGAAAATTACCCCGAACCTAAGATTGGTGAGTCTTTCTGGGGGGCACCTGATCGCGAAAATGGATTTTGCTGGACAACAGAGGACATTATCCGCACAAAAAACAACACACCCTCATTTAAATTTGATGCATTGTACTTACAAAGCCCATCATCGGAGACAGGTGGTATTATTCAGGTAGATTACTGGCAGAATTGGACAAGTGAAGACCCGCCTGAGTGCGATTTTATTATTCAATCTTGGGATACGGCGTTTTCTACACGCACAACGGCAGACTATTCTGTGGTTACAACATGGGGCGTGTTTAAAAAAGATGATTTAAGTTTAGCAAACATGGTATTGCTAGGAATGGAGAAGGGTCGCTGGGATTTCCCCACACTCAGACAGAAAGCAGTGGACAAATATGTAAAACATAAACCCGATTCCATAGTAATTGAGAAAAAAGCTTCAGGTCAATCGTTAATTCAAGACCTAAGACTAGCAGGTTTACCTATTCAAGAGTATCAACCTGATCGAGACAAAGTAGCTAGAGCATATGCTATCAGTTCTTTGTTTCATAATGCACGAATCTATGCGCCCTTAGATAAAGCATGGGCAAAAGAAACCATTGAAGAGTGTAGACAGTTCCCATCGGGACCTCATGACGATATTGTGGACTCTGTGACACAAGCAGTACTGTATGTCCGTAATGGTGGTTATTTAGAACATAGTGACAATTCATGGCTTGACTTAGACGAGTCAGCAGTGTATAATAGAAAACGCAGACGTTATTATTAAGGATTGATTTATGGCAGTAGAAAAACAATTTGACATTCCAGAGGGAGAAGAACTATCTCTCTTTGAAGAATTACCCGAAAGCCCAGAGCAAGATACTAATGTAATGGTGACACCAGATGGTGGCGCAGAAATTACGTTAGAAGATAAAGCAATGGCAGAGGAAGCAAAAGCAATGGGTCTCTTTGATGATATGGAGATGAGTCCTGATGCAATGCAACACGACGCGAACCTCGTAGATTTTATTGATGACAAAGAACTTAGTGCTATTGGCAATGAGTTACAAGAATCTTTTGATCGTGATAAACAATCACGTGATGAATATGATACAATCGCAGAAGAAGGAATAGACCTTCTTGGTTTTAAATCAGAGCAAAGTGATGAGCCCTTCCCTGGAGCCTGCGCATCTTCTCATCCTGTTCTATCTCAAGCTGTCGTAAAGTTTCAAGCAAAAGCATACAAAGAATTATTTCCCACTGAAGGTCCAGTGCGTACACGAATTGTTGGTTTACAAACTCAACAGAAAATGGAACAGGCAAATCGTGTGCGTCACTTTATGAATTATCAAACACAAGTTCAAATGCCTGAGTATGGTCCTGAGCTTGACCGTTTATTATTTTATGTAGCATTGTATGGTTCTGCGTTTAAGAAAACATATTGGGATGTTAGTTTACAAAGACCCAGAACTGAATATGTTAAAGCACAAGATTTTTATATTGACTACTATGCATCGGATTTAGAAACAGCAGAACGATTCACTCATAAATATTCTATGTCTATGAATCAAATCAAAAAGTTCCAGATGGCAGGAACCTTTGCAGATATAGATGTTAATGAAAGTTACTTAGACGAAACCGCTGCTCAAGAAGCATCAGATGAAATCTTAGGTGTCACCAAACCTTATGGTGATACAGACCGTGTAGAAATTTTAGAGATGCACGTGAACTTAGATTTACCAGGCTTCGAAGATCCTGATGGATTAAAACTTCCTTACATTGTTCACATGACAGACGAAGGAAAGATTCTTGCAATCCGCCGAAACTGGAATGCAGATGATTTTAAAAAAGAAAAGAAATTATACTTCACCCATTACTACATGATTCCTGGTTTAGGATTCTATGGTTATGGATACTTACACTTGATTGGAGGCTTAACTAAAACCGCAACATCATCTATGAGACAATTAGTAGATGCAGGTACATTTGCAAATTTACCTGGCGGATTCAAAGCACACGGACTACGAGTGTTGGCACCTGATGAACCAATCGCACCAGGTGAGTGGAGAGAAGTTAATAGTCCTGCGGGCGACTTAGGTAAATCATTACAACCTTTACCATTCAAAGAACCTTCAGGAACTTTATTTAATTTAATGCAGTATGTTGTAAATGCTGCAAAAGAGTTTGCTGACTCGACCGACAACATAGTAGACCAAGCGTCAAACTATGGACCTGTTGGTACAACCATGGCTTTGCTTGAGCAAAGTTCTAAGTTGTTCAGCGCTGTGCACAAGCGTCTGCATAACGCCCAATCCAAAGACCTGCGAATCTTAGCGAGATTAGATTTTGAGTATCTTCCTGATCTGTACCCGTATGAGATCGCAGGTGGTGCACAGCAAGTTTTCAAAGATGATTTCAATTTAAAATCAATTGATGTTCTTCCTGTCTCCGATCCGAACATGCCAACCGAGGCACACCGTATTGCCAAGATTAACGCAATCATGCAGATAGCACAACAGAATCCTAATGCTTATAACATGGAACAAATTGGAATGGAACTGTTTGCCGCGATGGGTATTGAAGAGCCTCAAAGATATTTGAAGCAACAGCAACAACCAATCTCAGCAGACCCTGTAACAGAAAACATGGCATCCATGAAAGGTGCCCCTCTCACACCGAGACCTGATCAGAACCATGATGCTCACATTGTAGCTCATGCTTCAATGATGCAGAACCCTGCATACAAAGAGAATGTTGTAATGGTACAAACATTGGCTTCTCACATCCAAGATCACTTAGCGATGAAGTACAGAAACGAAGTAGCGCAAATGATTGGTGACCCGCAAATCGTACAAGCCATGATGTCGGGACAACCGCTTCCACCTGAAGTGGAAAATCAAATTGCATTGCTTACTGCCAATGCTTCGGATTCTATTATGAAGTTAGATGAAGAAAAACAAAAGATTATGTCAGGTGAAAAGAAAGATACAGCAGAACAACAGATTCAATTACAACGTGATGATTTAGAATTACGTAGAGCGCGATTGGCTTTAGACGCGAAAAAGCATCAAGACGAAATGTCTTTAGAAGAAGCGAAAGTGATGATTAATGATGAGAACACAGACCTAGAGCGCGAGCGTAAGATGGCGAAGGATGCAATGGACATGGCAAAGCAAGGAATCAAAGACGCAAAGATAATGATTAAACGAGAGGTTATGTAATGACTTTTCCTGTTGTTGGATCGAATATTCCTAGTGCTTATCAGATTTCTAATTCCTTAAGATTTAATACTAATGATAGTGCTTTTTTAAAACGCACAAATTCAACTACAGGCAATAGACAAAAATGGACTTTTAGCACTTGGGTTAAATATACTTTAAAAAATAATAATAGTGTATTAATATACCCACATGGTGCATCTAACAATTTAGTAAATTTGGCATTTGGCGCAGATACAATATACATGGACATTGGTAGTGTTGGTAGAATGTTTCAAACTAATGCGGTGTACCGAGACCCTAGTGCTTGGTATCACGTTGTGGTTGCCTTCAATACAACTGACTATGCTACAGTAGCAGCAGGTCAAGTAAGAGTTTATGTTAATGGTGTAGAACAAACATTCTCTACAACTACAAATATGTCACAAGGTTTTAATTCAGCGATGAATGATGCAGTAGATGTTGGTATAGGTAGAGATGAAGGTGCAGATAATAATTATGCTGACTATTATTTAGCAGAAACACATCTTATAGATGGACAACAATTATCTCCTACAGACTTTGGTGAATTTGATGAAGATAGTGGTATATGGAAACCGATTGAATACTCTGGTAGCTATGGCACGAATGGTTTTTATTTAGATTTTGAAAACAGTGGTAGTTTAGGTGCTGACCAATCGGGTAATGGTAATAACTTTACTCCTAATAATTTTACAGCGACGGATCAAACAACAGATACACCGACTAATAACTTTTGTACTTTGAATCGAGTTGCCACACCACAAAATGGCAATCTTCTCACATTTAGTGAAGGTAATCTCAAGGTAGAATGTCCAAGCAGTGATAGACCGACACTTTCTACATTTGGTATGTCTAGTGGCAAATGGTATTTTGAAGCATATGTTATTGGTGGCAGTAATGACCATTGGATTGGTGTATGGAAAAACGGTGAAGCACTAAATGGTTATGGTGCAATATCACAAACAACATCAGCGAGTTCAGGACTTGCTTGTGTTTATCAAGGTAATACTGGTGGTGTAGGATATAATGGTTCAACTCAATATACGGGGTCTAGTTATACAGGTGGAGATTACATTGGTTGTTGTTTTGATGCAGATAACTACAAAGTTTATTTCCATAAAAATGGAACTTGGCAGAATAGTGCAGACCCTTCTGCTGGAACAGGTGGTGTAAGTGTAAGCGATGGAGAATGGTTGTTTTATATTGCGGCTAACAACTCTGGTCAGGGATGGATAGCCAACTTTGGTCAAGACAGCACTTTTGCTGGAACTACCACTGCTGGTGGAAATGCAGATGAAAACGGCTACGGTGATTTTAAATATACTGTTGAGTCAGGATTTTTATCTTTAAACTCAGCTAATTTAGCAACGGAATTATCCCCTACGATTGATGATGGGAGTGAGTATTTTCATACACAACTTTATACAGGTAATGGAGTAGATGATACTGCAATTACTAATGATGCTTATTCTGGTGATTTTCAACCAGATTTTTTATGGATTAAAGAAAGAAGTTCTACATCAGCACATAGAATATTTGATTCAAGTAGAGGTGCATCTATAAGATTAGAACCAAACGCAACTCTTGCTGAAGCAACCGATACTTCAAATATGAAATCATTTGACACAGACGGATTTACTCTTGGAACAAGTGGTTCTACTAATGAAAATGGTCAAACCTATGTAGCATGGCAACTCAAAGCAAACGCAGGGAGTACATCATCTAACACAGACGGAAGTATCACCTCAACAGTTCAAGCGAAT